GGCACGTATACGGTGCAGTCGGGGGACACGCTGAGCGGTATCGCCGCCAAATACGGGGCTTCATGGCAGACTCTCCAGCAGATTAACGGCATTGCCGACCCGAATCTGATTTATCCGGGTCAGGTGCTGAAACTGCCGGGCGGAGCACCGTCACCGTCCGTTACACCGTCACCGTCCGTTACGACGTACACTATCCAGCCCGGTGACACATTGAGTGGTATCGCCGCCCAGTACGGTACCAGTGTTTCCAATCTGGTGGCGTTGAACGGTATCGCCAACCCTGACGTGATCTACGCGGGCCAGACAATCCGCATCAAGTAAAATATTCGACAGGAGGTTTGTCTAAATATGAATACTGGTGATCCGACCACTGAGACAGCGGCCACCAATGAGATACCGGACGGTAATGATAATTACGTGCCGACGTTCGACGCCGCTACTCGTAAGTGGGCGTATCTGGTTTCCGGACTGGTTGGTATCGCCGGTGCGGTGCTGAGTTTCGTGAGTGCCGTGCCGGACATGCCGTCGTGGGTGGCTGTGATGGGTGGCGCTTGCGCTCTGGTCGGCTCCGGCGTGGCTGGAATGTTCGGCGTCCATTACGCAGGCATTTCCCAGTGAGGTAATAATGACAATCGCATCCGACTTGTTCCGCACCGTCACCGTCAAGATTCACGACATCAGCCAGCAACTCCCGTATATCGTTGTCAATCAGGCGGACGATAACGGCAAGATCATCCGTTTCGTCCCTCTGAATCACGGGCAAAAGGTCACCGGTTTCACTGGGGCGCGCTTGTATTATCCGCCGCGATCTGACAACGAGTATGGCGATTACGTGACTGGTGTTGAGTCTGACGGTGCTTGGGACTTCACGATTCCCGTGGGAGTCTTGAGTGCGGGACGAGTCGGGTGCAATCTCGCATTTATCGACGGGGATGGCGAAACGTATTCCCGTAATGTCGTGTTTCTGGTCAAACCGGCGGTGTCTGGGGTTTTCGACCCAGAGGATGGTCAGCAGACCCGTCTGGACAAGATTATCAGCACCGTGCAGAATGTCGCGGATACTGCTATCGACAGCGTCAACGACACCGTTGATAACGCGGTGGAGCGCGTTAACAAAACTGCTAGTGACGCTGTGGAGAGCATCGGTAAAGCCGAGGAATCTATTAATGAGAGTGAGTCTGCCGAGGTCGCCGCGAACAGCGAACAACAGGCGGCTGCTTCCGCCAGCGCAGCGCAAACCAGCGAGCATAACGCCTCCAATAGTGCCACGTCAGCCTCGCAGTCCGCCACAGCGGCGAAATATAGCGAGACTAATGCGGCGGAGAGTGAACGGAACGCCGCGTCGAGCGCCGAACAGGCTGCCAATATTGTCGCGTCCGTTTCCGGTTCCGTCACTCAGGCCGAAGACGCTGCACGGTCGGCTTCGCAATCCGCGACGGCTGTGGCTGGTAGTGCGAGTGCTGCCGGTGGGAGCGCTCAAGCCGCGGCGGATAGTGCGAGCAAGGCTGGTGAGAGTGCGACCGCTGCGGGACTGTCGGAGCGTAACGCCGCTTCGAGTGCCGCTCAGGCCGCTCAGAGCGCCACAGCGGCCGCACAATCCGCTTCCGAGGCTCAGAATGCCGTGAACGGTTTCGGTTTGCAGGTCGGCACAACGACCACGGGCAATCCGGGTACGAATGCGGCGGTTGAGATTCGGAAGACCGGCACCAAGTATACGGCGAACTTCACCATTCCACGTGGTGACAAGGGAGATGCTCCAAGTCTGTCCCGTACCATGGCCGACCCTGAATCGCAGAGGTGGAATGCGATAGACTTCAATGATTTCACGGAAAACGGCGTGTACACGTTCAACGGGGTCCCGACGAATTCTCCGAGGGGCGACTCCGTGTGGATTACCGGAACGCTTATCGTCGCCCACAGCTACCAAACCATCATGCAATTATGCGCATATGCACCCTCAACCACCATCTCGGGATTTGCCTTCAGAAATGGCAACTACAGTAATGAGTCCACTGTCATACGTTGGTATACGTGGCATCAAATCGCTTTCCTCGATAACTTGCCTAAAACGTCCACCTTGGCAAACGAGACGGGCGATATCGCCAGCCTGTCCACGCGAATGCAAGCCTTGGAGGCTCGCATCAAATCTTTGGAAACCAACCAGTAAGAAGAGACCTACATGTTTGAAACATTCCAAACCATCGTCAACGCCGGAGGATACGACCTCGACGATCTCACCCAGCGCATCAAGACGCTGTATGCGATGGGCGAACTCACCGAGGATGAGATGAAACAGCTACTCGAACAGGCGCAGACGAACGCCAAGCCCGACGATTCCTACGCTCCGTTGGCCGACCGTGTGAAGGCCATCGAGGAATGGGAGACGACCATCGAGAAGCGTTTAAGCAAGCTGGAATCCGGCTTATCGACCAACCCCGGCGAACCCGAGGAACCAGCCGACAAGTGGCCGGAATACAAGCAGCCGACCGGCGCGCACGACGCCTATCACGTAGGCGACAAAATCACCTACAACGGGAAGCACTACACGTGCATCTACGACGGTTGCGTGTGGACCCCGGACGCTTACCCGCAGGGGTGGCGTGAGGAAGCATGAACCACATCTACACTGGTGTTTCCAAGTGGTAGACTGGTGTTGCTCCTTTCGAGCGATGGTGTGATGACCTATTAAATTAGCCCGGCACTGGTCTTGATGACTAATGCCGGGCTAGTTTTTTTTAGTTGTTTAGCAGATACTCACGGTTCCTGTATTCACTTAATGCTGGAACGGTTTCTGGATGATCGTTGTAGGCGCTGACCAGCCATCCTTTTACGTATGATTCCTTTGGGTGGGCGTGGATGCGTGCGTGGCATCCCATAGTACCCGAGCCGCAGACGGTAATCAGGTTGCTGGGTCGGTTTAATCCTTCCCAAGCGTGTGAGCGCATACGCCGGTGATGCAGATTAAAAGCGGAGGCGCTTAATGTTCTCCCACAGATGAAGCATCTGCCGTGGTCTCGGTGGAACACTTTCATACGGGTTTCGATATCAGGGTCTGTTTTGCTCACTCGGATACTCCTTCGCAGTGGAAGAAGTACAAGGTTATCGGGGATACGAGTTTGAAGAAATATTGCCTATCGGTGTCTGTCTTGCATTCATGAATGGCCGTGATCTTAACGTCTTCAACGCTGCCCAGAACGTCGTAGAGTTTGAGGAACGCTTTGGCGTCTTTAATCCCGATTTGACCGAACGTGAGTTCCTGTCCGAGTCCTTGGGTGTCGATGATTGCCTGTGCTTGGGGGGTTTTCTGCAAGAGGCTGATGATCGAGGTCAGATAGTTGATGGTTTCCATTGTTGCTCCTTTGGTGTGATGATGATTGGATTAATCGTGCAAGATTCTAGTCTTTGGTCAGGATGTCATAGCCGAGGTGTTCGGCCAACCGCAACCGGTATTGCTTCTGTGGTTTGCGGCGTTCGTTTTCCCACATGGCTATTACGTTTGGGCTGGCGACGCCGATTCGTTCGGCGAGTTCAGCCTGTGAATACCCGTGTCGTAGACGCCAGTATTTGATGCACTGGCCGATGGTTACACGGTCGCTGATGGTCGTATAGTCAACTGGGATGTTGCCGATGTTCTGTCGTGTGAAGAACTGGCCGGTCTGGCTGTCCTGTTCCACGGTGACTTCTTGACCGTTGATTACTGTATTGATCTTGTTTTGCTTGCGCATGTTTCACCTCCCTACGATGTGTGATATATAAATCATATCGCATTGTTTCTGTTTTCGCAAAACAGCTTACTAATGGCTTCGCGCCCATCGTCAGTCAGCGCGAACCTCCAGCAATGACGGTGCCGACTGTTCACACCATCCCGATCGACACGGTACACATGACCGGAACGCTCAAGCTCGATCATGCGCGTTCTCAATCCCTGCGGAGTATCGTCATACTTCGCTAAAACCGCCATCCGTTCGATTTCCTCATGGGTAAGCGGACGCTTAGCCACCCAGAGAATTAACAGCACATGAACCTGTTGTCTGCTGAACATTACGCCACCGCCGTTTCAGCCGAGTGGCGGAGGAACGCGGCCATGCCAGCGGCCACAATCCACCCGGCCACCCACTTGACTCCGAACCGTACCCCGTTGATCTTGGCTGCCATCGCCCACACCGGAAGCGACACCCACGGGCTGAGACACCAGCCGCAATAGGCGAGTTCTCCGAGACTGTCCACGTAATCCTTGGCCCACGTGGGGAGCGAGTTGGACAGGTTCTCGGTATTTACGGTCAGCTTGCGGCGGAGCGCGGAGAACATATAGCCGGGGCCGGGCGAGAGCTGCACGACAGTGGTTATGTATCCCGCCGTGATTCCAGCCGAAAGCACGGCAGTCCACCAATTGCCATTAGTCTTCATCGGTTTTCCTTTCCTCGTGGCGACGCCAGCAGTGATACCGATTGTTGTAGTCCGCGTACAGCTCTTCGTAGAGTTGTTTCGCCTCGTTGGTGGCTTCGTCGTGGTCGAACCCGTGCTGTTGCAAGGCGTATTGAGCGGCACCGACCCAGATGGAGCGGCGCACGTGCTGATACCAACGGTCGAACAGTTTGCCGCACACCTTGTCATGCTTGTTGTCTCCGAGAAAGTCGGCAACGCTCTCCACCACGAACTTACGCAGAGTGTTCGCGGTGATATGGTTACGGTCGAACAGTTCCAGCACGTCGCTGGTTAAACCGTTATTCTTCATTGGGTTCCTCCTCTTCTTCGGGTTCGTCATCGTCCACTAGATAATTGTCAAGGCTGATGTCTTGCGGCTCGAAGTAAAACAATCCATCCAATAAGATCATCGGGTACCGCACAGTTACCCCTTGGTCTTTGGCGATGGCGCGTATAACTCTGGCGGTGGGGCTTCCCGACAACACGATACGGAGCCTACGCCCCATCTGCTGTGCGTACACGCGGCACGTCATCAGATAAACGGCGTCCTTCCGCTTGCACGTGGGGCATCCGTCGAACAAGGCGAACATGTCAGGGCTTTCCAAGATCGTTGCGGTTTTCATCAGAACGTCACCCCCAGAGCGTCGGCCAGCACATCGGAGATATGGAGCGTGGCCAACTGGCGACGCTTATGGTTCTCGATTTTTTCGGTGATGTCCTTGCGGTACACGGGGATGACCTGATGGTGTGCGGCTCCGACCACGCGCGGGTCGAACATCGAGAAATACAGGACTTCCAGCGAATCGCACACGACGAAGTACTGGAGCACCTGTGCTTTGTACTGGTCGGGGATGAAATCGAAGCCGGTCGCCTTAGAGTCCAGAGTGTACTTGGGCAACCCCTGTTCAATGACCTCGACCAGTTCAGGCTTGAGGTTGGCGATATGAGATCGCATGGCGTCCGTGTGCATCATCCACGGCACTACCGTCTGCAAATGGTAGGCAGAGCCGAGCGACTTGCATTCGATGGCCCACGTCGGCTTCTCAGTGTTCTCGTAGGCGTCTGGACTGCACGCGATACGGTTGTCGTCGTCACTCTCCCAGATACCGCAATCGGGGACGCAATCGACGGGGTTGAAGCCAAGCGTTTTGAGTGTGATCTGGATGTTCTCGGGTTCGAGACGGTGGCCACGTTCCATCGGCGGTTCACCGTCCGCTGGTTCTGCCCACAGTTCCGCTAGGAACTTCCAGAAGTCCACGCCGACCTTAAGCCGCTTGTTCTTGGTTTCGGCGTCCACGATCTTATCGTCGTAGTTCTGGGCCTTCGTGTAATACTCGTTGGCTTTGTCTGGTGTCTTCGCCTTCTTCGCTTGTTCCAACGCCTTGTCTCGGTACTCTTTAAGTTTTTCTACGTCGGTCTGAGCGTAGTGTTCCAAGGCGAGTCCGCCGCTTTTGGTGCCGGTGATACGGCCCACTCGTTCGTCGAGCCATGTCTCGGTTTCGTGGGCTTGCGATACATTGATGATCTTCATTGATGTTGTCCTTTCTGTTGGGTGTGGGCGGGTGACGAGTCCCGCACACAGGTATTTGTTATGCAAAGCGGGGAGCGTACTGGTGAATGACGGTGCGAATCTCCTTGAACAGATTCCACGCGGTCTCTTGGATGATGGACTCGGGGCAGTCGATGAAATCGATCGCTTCAGAGTATTCCATGCATCCGTCCGTGTAGATCGAATCGTCGGGTTCCTCACACCAGAAGATAGAAAACAGAAAGACGTGGTTTTCCACGTTATCGGTGACTCGGGCGCACAGCCGGGTGTCGGTGAACGTGATGATCGCCGTATCATCCGGTTTTTGTTCCGATTCATAATGGATGCTGCTGACTTTGTCGAAGTCAAACTCACACTGGTTGATGACGGCGGAAAGGTTGATGCTATTCATTGTAACTCCTTGGGTTATATATCAAGCCCCGTGCTTGATATATATAATATATCACATGTGGTGGGGTTAGGCAATCAGCGACACGCAGGGACATATCCCAGCGCCCCTAGTAGGACGTGGATAATCAACGGTGATTGATGGGCGTGATTGATAGGCTCGCGCCCGAAAGCTTGGAATAAGTCAGCGCATACGCTTGCGGTTAGGGCAATTGGGATATTCGATAGCCCTACACTGTAGGGCTTCTTCCATTTCCAAACGACGCGCATTGCTGCACAGAAAACACGCCTCAGCGGTATTGCGACACTCTTCGCGCCACAATGCATCAGCACGTTTCGGATTATCACAGTCGCTCTCGGCGATAAAACAGCGCAAGGCGTTCTCGCGGCAACGTTCGGCCTCATCCCGCAGCTTGCGGGAGTCTGGCGTCACAGAAAAACCGTAGTACGGGTAACGTTGATTGATGGGGCACTTCTCACACATGACTTGCCTCTCAGTGTTCCCGCGCGTACCGGCTGATAACACACTCCGCATGTCTGAGGGCACGCGCCTGCAAGTCAAGCATAGACTCGCCACGGAACGCCATGCTTGCATCATGACCATCAGCCATGTACCGGCGCATTTCGGACGGGGTAAAGAACCGGGCGGCGATATCCACGTTGTACACGAGAGCGCACCTGCCGTAACTGTATTCCCGCCAATTGTCCGCGCCGTTCAGCAACAGCGCGCGACGCGATCCGAAATGGTCGGGAAGAACCGTTTCGGGCATGTCGAGCGAATCAAGCAATGCCAGCGCGGTATCCTTCACGCCATGGCCCCACTTGCTGCGTGGCTTGAACTCGGCTTCGATATTCTTGTAGGTCTCATTAACGGTATACATTTTGACACTCCATTTCAGCCCCCCTTGCTGGAATAAGAGGGCTTATAAATCGGTTTGTTTTAAGCAAAACTCCAAAAGTGCGCAAACGCGAAATGCCACTCACATTTGGTTAACGGCGTTTATCAGACTGTTCAGGTCGGTTTGCGTGAGTCCACGCCATCCCCTGACCTGACGGTTCAGAGTGTTGTTAATGAACTCGCCGCGCGCTTCCGATGGGATGTTGTGTGCGTTCAGTGCCTTGACCAGATCGGCGTACTGTTCGGCGCTGATCGCACGGTCTGCGGTCTCGTAACGCTGTTTTGCATACGCGCCGTCGTCGTCCTTGTCGGGGAAGATTCCCAGTACCGCGTATAGACTGTAGCGGCGGGCGTAGGTGATCGCGCTGCCTACCTGCTGCGGGTCGCCGGTCACGAAGAACGGGTAAGAGCAGGCCACCATCTGTTCTTCATTATCGAAGATGATGGTCTCCACCGTTCCAATGACCTGCCTTGCTTCTCCCGCGTTGTCGAACGTGACGCGCTGGCTGAACGCAAGACCATGCTTCTCAAAAACCGGTTTGATGGTCTTGAGAATGGTGGCGAGGTTGAGGTACTTGTAAGTCTTTTTGCCAGCCTGTGCAGTTTCGTCGGTGACGAAGTTGGGCACTTCGTTGAGGACTTGCATGAACTTGTTACTGAGGTTGTCGGTCGCCATTATAAGGTTCCTTTCTGATAGTGTGATGATATATATAATATATCACATGTGGTGGGGTTAGGCAATCAGCGACACGCAGGGACATATCCCAGCGCCCCTAGTAGGACGTGCTAGGACGTGTGACTAGGGCGTCCTGAATGGCGGAATACCGCCAATTAGGACGCTAGGACGCTAAGACGTGTATTAAGTCAGATTGGCCATGCCTCGCCATTCGTCAGATACACCCCATCCGCGTCACCGTTGTTGAACTGGGCATCCAAAAGCCCGTCCAGCATTGGCATCCCGCCGAGATTGTACGCCTCAACGAAGAATCCGAGGCGGGTCGGCTGATTGCCTTCCAGCACGTACATGGTGCGCGCCCACTCGGTGTCCCCGTTACGTTCCTCATAGCCCCGGAATGCTTGCTCGTACACGTCGGCGTCAACGTATCCGTAATCTCCTATACGCCAGATATCGTCTGTCTCGGTGTAAGTGTCGAAGTCGCGGCATTCGGGGATTAGACTGGTGTCGATGCTGTGAATCATGTCGCGGGCCTGTTCGACGGTGAGATTTCTAACTGTTTCCATTGTTATCTCCTTGGGTATATCTCAAGCCTTATCGCTTGATATATCCATTATATCATTATTGGTCTGTTGGGACAAGTTCGGCACGCCATCGCCGCCGTCATTGGAAAAGAACTCACGCTCCAGCGCCTCCACGCCACCGGTGGCACCCCAATACGCACGCCTCGCTCTCAGAACGATCGCCACGTCGGCGGACATGGAATCGGGAAGCCTATGGGCCATCCAATCCGTTAACTGGGCTTCGCTGCGCTGTTCCCGCTTCTGGGCTCTCCAATTAATCGGGTTGGCCAGCCACACGGGGAGAGTCCGCACGTACTGCAATGGCGTACCCTCGCAGGATTCCACGAAGCGCTTCGCCGCTCTCATGAGTGTGTTGGCACCAACCTCGTCGTAAGCCGTATTGAAATACATGAGGAATTCGTTAGACACCATGCACTTCTTCGGCCACAAATCTATGAGTGCATTGAGGGTGTCCCATGAGTGGCAGTCGACTGTTATTTTTTCTTTGTCGCGCGAGTATTGTTCTTGGGTTTTGTTCTTTTGGGTCTTGTTTGTCAAAACCTCGTTTTGGGGTGGGTCAAAAGCAGGTTTTGGGGGGTCAAAAGCAGGTTTTGGGGTCGGTATATGGTCATAACCCTGTTTTGGGGTGGGCTTCCACAGCGAGACGTGATACCGGTTGGCTCTGCCATCGGACTTGACCCGTCGAATGTACCCCAATTTTTCCAGCACGTTGAGGCTCTTGGATACCGTGGGCTGTGAGCAACGCGCGATCTTCGCTAGCCGCTCCAAGCTGGGCCAGCATACGCCGGTGTTGTCGGCGTGACGTATCAGCGCCATATACACCAGCAGGTCGTAGCCGCCCAACCGGTCATCATCCACCGCCCAATTCGGCAACATCGAAAAACCCGAGTTCTGTGTTATACTCGTATCGGACACGTTTCCAACCTTTCTGTTAGCGCCTCTCTTCCGGTCTCCCGGGGGAGGCGCTTACTTTATTCCTGTTCCTGTTTATTTGATGTTGGTGCGCCCGGTTCCAGTGCGCATATATATATATTATATAGCTAGCACACGCTACTTGCAATCAAAAATAATCTGAGGTATATTTAAATCATGTACGCTAAGGACTACACCGCAACGACGGAACAGTACGCGGAACGATGGCACCTCAACATCCAAACAGTCCGCAGATACTGCCGCGAAAAACGACTGCCATACATCAAGGTAGGCAACCGCTACTACTTCAACCCCGACATCGCACCACTACCCGTAGGAGCAACGATCAACGATGAATGACCCAAGAATCACACTACCGCTCGCACGCTTGACGGCAAACCCCGAACGCAAACAGACCCGCAACGGCACCCCCTACATGCTTATCCGAGTCGCCGCCACAGGCGGGCACATAGACAAAAGCACAAAGCAGTGGGTGGATCACGACACCATGTGGGCGACCATCTTCGAATATGACCTGAGACTTGCCGAAACCTACGAACGCATGCTACGCAAGGGCACCCCTGTCCGCGTCGAAGGCGTCCTCAAATGGCAGACCGGCATCGACAACCAAGGGCAGCCGCGCACCGACTTCATCATCGAACACGCAACCATCAGCCTCTCCATGCTCAAGGCGAAGAACCAGCAGCCTCAGCCAGACCAACAGTACGGCACTCAATGGCCGGGAACCGACACGTCCGGCCCTACCAACTCATCCAAACAGACCGGCGACGAATGGGGCGTGTACTAATGGCAAGGAACGTGACCCAGAAAGATCAGACGCTCAACGAGATCATCGACTGGTGCGAGCAGTTAGAAGTGGAGGGACTGAGATTGGCGAGCGCTCTTCTGATGCAGCATGACATGGCCGCATACGGTGTCGTGAGGGGACAAATCAACGCATACGAAAAGACAGCCGACCACTGCCGTTCCATGCTCGGCTACAGCGGCTCCATGCCGTCCGAGTTGCCTAATCAAAGCGAGAATACGAAATGACGATTGACGAACTGCATGATTACTGCCGTTACCTCTTAGACGAGAACCATGTGTATGGCGTGTCTGACAAGTGGAGCGAAGGCTACGATTTCGCGCTCAGCCTTGTCATGTTCAAGTGCCATGAGGGATTAACAGACGAAAACCGCAAGGCTGTAGCCGACTGGCGTGAAAAACATTGGAAGGACACGAAATGAGCAGGGCAATCCGATATGTCGAGTACACCCACTGCGGCGAGACGGTGGGCACATATTACGTGACCTGCCCGTACTGCGGATACAGGCTGGCCGTGAAATCGATACGAGCGAGTACCCATTTATCCAACTAGAGGCAGACGAACTCGTCCGGATGATCTGTGACGCCTACCAAACCGGCGTATTTTCAGGAAAGAAGCAATCATGAAATTCACGAAACGCGCATACATCGGAGTTTGGCAGAACTGCCCAGAAGACGAACGCGAAGAAACCACCATAACCCTCCTAGACTACGAGGACGCGAACGAACTCAACAGTATCCCGGTCGCCCTCCTATACCTGCTGGAGCGCCATGCGTGCTTCAACAGTATGGACGAATTCAACACTCTCAAATGCTGCCTTACAGTTGAATTGTTCGATCTCATAGGCTTCGTCAAAACCTACCGGGACATGCTCAGCAAAACCGGCGACTTCTGGACGCCCATGAAGTTCATCACCGCAAGCCCGAAACCCGTGGACGGTATGCCGCCCGTCTCGTACTGTCCCCGTTGCAGAGCGTTGATCTGGCCGGACACCACACAGCGCTACATCAACGGACAACACGAAGCCGACGCCGAATACTACCGGCGAATTCTCGAAATCTACCGGAACAACCCCGACCCGCTGTTCTGCCACAACTGCGGGCAACGCTTCAAATACATCGGCCAAGACCAACTAGCCTACAAGCACCAAAGCAGCCGCGCCGACATCCTACACACCCTCAAACTCAAAGCGGAAACCAAACCAACGTTCAATCTGGCAGAGTTCAACCAATGATCGGCGAATCATTATCGTTCAGCCTGTTCATTCCCGGCATCCCTGCCAGTAAAGGCTCCTACCGGCCAATCACCGGCAGGAGCCGAACCACAGGCAAACCCGTAACCCGCCTAATACCGATGGACAAAAAGGAACGCCCGTGGCGCGACCACGTCCGCGACACCATCATCAGCCACAAACACCCAACCATTCCACCCAACTCATACGTGACCGTAGAAACCACGTTCTATCTTCCCCGCCCCAAAACCATCCCACCCACCAAACGCAAACACCCCACAGTCAAACCAGACATAGACAAACTCCAACGCGCCCTATACGACGCCATCACCGAAACCCACATCTGGCGCGACGACTGTCAGATAACCGACGTAACCAGCCACAAACGATACGCCGACAACACCACAACCGGCGTATTCCTAACGATCACATGGGAGCCGAACCAATGAAGAAACCAAGCGAATTCGACTACTTCCGCAACACCGACAAGCCGGAAAAAACCACAACCAGCTACAAAGTAGGCCGCATCCTCGGCATCCTGCTACTTACCATAGCAGTCCTCCTCACCACCACCGGCACTATCGCCCTACTCAAACTCCTGATAACCTACATCCTCGCGTAAGGAACCATCATGCCCCTCAGCCAACACAAAACCGAACTAGCCCTCCAATGGCACCGCAAACACTACAACACCGAATACATCGCCCAACTACTCAACACCACCACAGAAGAAATACAAACCATCATCAACCAACACCAACAACAAACTAAACCCAAGAAAGCATAGAATACCTCTTATGAGCAACGTGACCCGAGACACACACGGACGAATCACCGGAGGCGTGAACAACCCAACAGGTAAAGGCGGCTTCCAAGAACGCCCACAAGACCGAGGCTCATGGACAAGAGATACCAGTCCTACCCGGTGGATACGCGAATACGGGAAACTTTCTGCAAAGGAATTTGCTGCGAAAGCGAAAGACCCCAGTCTGACCATGGTGCAGCGTATCGCGATCAAACATATTGCTAACGCGGAGAAAAACCCGAAGGTCGCGGCCGATCTGATCGACCGTTTGGACGGTAAGCCGCACCAGTCCACCGACGTGAACGTGACGGGCTATGAGCCGCCGCACATCGTGTTGGAACCGTTTGACGACAATGCCGACAACAAGAAAGACGGTGAATAATGACGAAACCACGTTTGCAAGTCCAAACTATGAAGACCAGCGACTTGATTCCTTACGCTCGGAACGCAAAACAGCATCCAGAAGAGCAAGTGGCGCAGATCGCGGCCAGTATCCGTGAGTTCGGTATGAACAATCCGGTAGCTGTCTGGCATGACAAGGACGGTACGCCGGTCATCGTGTAAGGACACGGCAGGGTACTCGCCTTGCAGAAACTCAATATTGAGGAATGCCCGGTCATTTGCCTTGATGACCTGACCGACTCGCAACGCCGCGCCTACACCCTGATTCACAATCAGCTCACCATAAACACCGGGTGGGACGCGGATATGCTCGGTGTGGAACTGGAAGACCTCACGGATGACTTTGATATGGACTTCTACGGGTTTGACCTGCCAGCACTTGACGTGCAAGACCCAGACAGTGCCGAAGGACTGGACGATATCGACGATAAGCACGCCATTCAAGTCAATGTGGACAACGAAAACGAACTCGAAACCGTATTTAATAAGCTCGTACAGGAGGGTTATCAGTGCAAGATCATAACCATCTGAAGATTGACATTACTCGGAGCAGTACGCCGCCGGTAGATAACTTCCGTGTTAACGCCATCCGCTCCGACTACGATTACACGGTTCCCGAGGTCACAGAGCATTTCACCGGTGAGATAGTCCTTCCTGATGACTGGCAGATAGGCGTCATCGTCGGAGCCAGCGGAACCGGTAAAACCACTATCGCCAGAGAACTGTTCGGCGACTGCTTCACCCCGCTCCCGGAGCATCGTAATCCCAGCGTGATAATGGACATGCCTCAAGGCCACTCGGTCAGTGAGATAACACGAATGTTCACCTCGCTCGGTTTCTCCAGTGTCCCGTCATGGCTGAAACCCTATTCGGTGCTGAGCAACGGCGAAAAGATGCGTGCCGATCTGGCATACACATTGCTTTCCGCTACCCCGGATAATCCCGTGGCCTACGACGAATTCACCAGCGTGGTTGACCGGGACGTGGCCCACAACCTCTGCGTGGCATTGCACAAGCACATCAAACGCACGACCGGACTCCGTTTTATCGCGGTAACCTGCCATTCCGATATTCTCGATTGGTTGCAACCTGATTGGGTGTATTCCACGGATGATATGGGGATGATTGACCCAAAACATTCAAGCCCGCTCAACGGCGGTTCACCGTCGAACGATACGACCGAGGCGAGTGGGCAAAGTTTAGGCGATATCATTATCTGACCGGACATCTGAATAATCGTGCCCGATGTTGGGAGGTCAAATACTGTGGTAAACCTGTTGGCTTTTGCGCGGTAATCACCATGCCCCGATCTAACGGCACTGCGATGGCCCGTATCCACCGGATTGTTATTCACCCGGACTGGCAGGGAATCGGACTCGGGAGAATGCTGGGCACAACGGTCGCCAAGCATGTGAGCCTACAGTATGATTGCTTCCTGCAAACCTCAAATCCAGCAATGAAACACGCGCTGCTGCACTACGACGATTGGAAGCTAACCCGGAACAATATCAACCTTTTTAATAGGAAGCACGCGGTAGAACTCGCACGTAAACACAAGTCTGACTTCAGCAAAACAGCTCGTCGTGTAAAGACCGCTAGTTTCGTTATCAGGAAGCACCAATGAAGATAGCTAAACCGTACCGTGACTTATGGTGGTGGCTCCACTCGGAGACGCCACCATACCGGTATTACTGCTATTCCGGTGGCCGAGCTTCGGGAAAGAGTACGAGCGTGGCGCAAAGTCTCATACTTCGCGCCGCCACCCAGCCCATCACCGTCCTATGCGCCAGAGAATTCCAAAACAGCATCACCGACTCCGTGCATAAGCTGCTGGCCGACACTATCGAATCGTTCGGCGTGAAAGGCTTCGAGGTCACACGCGACGCCATCCGCCACATCAACGGCAGCATGTTCATCTTCCGAGGACTGCATAATAACCTGCAATCGATCAAGAGTATCGAAGGCGTGGACGTGTGTTGGGTGGAGGAAGCGCAGACCATAAGCAAGGAAAGCCTGACCACGCTTATCCCGACGATACGCCGCCCCAACTCCACTCTGATCTTCACGTGGAACCCGCTGACCAGCCACGACCCAGTATGGTCATACTTCATTACAGGCGACTCTGAAGAGCGACGCCGCCAGACTTGCCATTGGCACACCACTTACAACGACGTGCGCCGATTGTTGAGCCAAGACGTGCTGGACATGATACGAGCCGACCAACAGTCGGCGGACTACGCACACATCTGGCTAGGCTTGCCGTACTCCGATACCGATAACCAGTTAATCAGCGACAATATGATAAGCGAAGCTGTCCAACGTGAACCATTGGACGGGCTTGTGACGTTCGGCGTGGACGTGGCCCGATACGGCAACGACCGTACGGCGCTCTGCATCAAACAAGGCAACCGAATTAGCATTTTGGAATCTTGGACGCACAGCAGTATCGTGGACACTGCGGAACGCATCAAACTCCGAGCCGCCCAGTACAAGCCCGTAGCAATTCGCGTGGACGATACCGGCGTAGGCGGAGGATTGACAGACCTACTTAAGACAAACGGCCTGCCAGTGGACGCCATTAACTACGCCGGTAAGGCGAAAGACCCACAGTATCCGAATATTGCCAGTGAACTATGGTTCGATTTCGCCACGATGCTACCCACGCTCAGCATCAACTCCAGACTGGATGACTTCGCCAAGCTCTCCACCGAGTTGACCACGCGACGGTGGAAAATCACCAGCAGGAACCAACGCCAGATCGAAGGCAAACAGGATTACAAAGACCGGGAGAACTTGGGCAGCCCCGATCTCGCGGACGCTGTATTGCTGGCTTGCTATGAGCCCCCGAAACTACCGTCATGGGACGTGATGGTCTGCTAACTGATTTGGCGTCACTGCCGGTAGACTGGGAGGCAGAAACTTACGACGAATCGAGGAAACCGTGAGCTTACTCAGTAATCTCCGTGACGGGTTTATGAGCACTTTCGACCGCACTCATGCACCCAGTATGTTCCCCACACCGATAGGCGGGAACATCTGGCAGCCGATGGGCGGCAACACCATCCCCATGCATGATACTTACGACAACGTGTTTCCCTATGTGAACGCCATCGCCCAACGGTTCAGCACGATAATCCCCTACGCCGTGGACGCTGAGAACAGGCGTATCGACCCGACTCCCGCACCATTGGCCGCCCTTTACACGCCCAACGACACCTATTCGTGCTTGGAGTTTTTAAAGATCATTTGCGCCAACATCCTAACTCAATCCCACTTGGACATTCTGATCTGGACAACCAACGGGCCGGGCGGAGACATTACAGCCGACAACATTATCGGCTATACGCTCCTGCCGTCGAACAGTCGCCAATACAATTCCTCTCGCTCCGACTGGTATCATCGCGTCACGATGGACTTGGGCGACGGAGAACAAGCCTATGAATTCTCCCGAGATGAAACCATCGCACTCAGCTACAGCCAGCACCCCAACGATCCGACGCGCGGCATCGCCCCCGCCATGACCGTTAAGAAGTGGGCCAACGTGGACGATATGATAGCCGACTACGAGCGTGGCTTCTTCGGCAACAACGCCGTCCCAGCTGGAATGCTCGGCATTGTGTCGGAAAACACTGAGGACTTCCAACGTAACCGCGACCGCTTGGAAAGCACGTTCCGTGGTGCAGGGAACAACAACGGGATCGTCTATAACATGATTCCGGTTGACCCTATGACCCATAAGCCCAGCACCACCAGCAAACTCGTATGGGTGCCATTCCAGAACGACAACGATACGCTGGACTTGCAGACCGTCAACGATGTGGTGAACAACCGCTTGGCGAACGCGCTCGCTGTCCCGGACATTATTCGTGGCATCGACAACGGGCAGACCTACGCCAACGCCGAACAAGCGGAACGCGCGTTCATTGAGAATACGTTGAAGCCGTTGTGTATGACGGTGTGGGATAAATGGCAGTTCGAGCTAGACCGTATCACCGGTGGACTTGGGTATGGCATCACTTTCGACCTCGATCTGCCTTCCCAAACCGACGTAGAGAAGGTTCAGGCCGACATCCAGAAGGTACGTATTGACTCGCTCACCCAGCTCCTGAACATGGGTGCCAGTCTGGAGTCTGCCGTGGATGCGCTCGGCTTACCCGACTCGTACAAGCGTCTTGACTTGCATCAGCAGGCTCCGACGCTGACTATCCCAGTAGCCGCAAAACGGTATAGCCGTAATATCAAACCGCAGGAAACGGCAACTGAGAAACGCATTCTGCCCGCCACTCGAACCTACGTGGACAGAGTTATCAGGCTCGCCCGTCGCTCTCAGAACAGTTTGCGCGATGATTTGGAAGCTATCGGCGACCAGTGGATTAACGACGTGGAAGATGACCTGATGACCAACCTCGCCGCCTACGCCCGCCGTACCGGCTACGAGTTGGAGCAGGTCATTACCGCGTGGACGGAAGTCCACCCCGAAAGCTCCATTGCCGTGGAAGTCGAAAACTACACTGCCGATGATTGGCGGCAACTCTACTTCTGGGCTGAACTCCCTGATACGGTGCATGAAGCCTACGGGGAACACTTGCGTAGCATCGCCAAGTCCACCAGCAAGACCATCACAAACAACGTCCTCGAACTGTTGAATAGGGCCGACGTGGAACAGTGGGACGCAAAACAGTTGCGCGACCATCTCGAACAATTAGGCAACGATCACGCCGAACTGATTGCCCGGTGCGAAACCGTGCAGTCCCAGCGGCTCGGCAGCTTGTACAGCGCCCGCAATCTCAGCGAGACTCTTGGCGTCCGACTGGACAAGGTATGGCGTACAAGCGGCGACGGCAAAGTGTGCGAATTCTGCCGACATATGGAAGGCAACCGCATCGCATTGGATGACACGTATCTGGCTGAGAACGCCAGCGTCGAGATCGGCGACCGCACCTACGTGAACAATTTCGAGAGTATGCAAACCCCGAACGGACACCCCAACTGCCGGTGCTACGAGGATTACGAGGTGGTGGAATCATGACGTATGACATCCATTGCAAACGGTGCGGACGCTACTTGGGTTCCTGCGCCCGTGACACAATGGTTACATTGAAGTGCCCGAACTGCAAAGGCTTGTACGTGTACCGCATCGTGCTACTATGGGGTCAGAACATTAAGCCCATTAAGGACGTTCGACCGCACCACTACCCTACTATTTGAAAGGGCAAAGATGAAGACTCGTAAGAGCTTCGCCAACAGCGGTGCCACAGAAACCAATGGCCGTACCCTCACCTTCCTCGCTAACAGCGGCAAAGTGATGTGCGACGGACTCACTGTAGACTTGAAGACACTGAAAGCGCCGCTAATCGACGGCACTCTGAAACTGGTGTCCGATCTCACCGAGTCCGACAAACTATCCCTTCCGCTCCTGATCGACCACATGCCCAGTATCGAATGCCAAGCGGGTGCCATCACCCGACTCTGGATGACCGACGCCGGACTGATGGCCGAAGCGAAACTCAGCGAGGTAGATCAGGGCGAACGTATCCGACAGCTTGCCGCCGACGGATGCCTGACCAACAGTTTCAGCATCACCGTTGAATTCAACCAGCGTCCCGGCAAGGACGGTATCATCCACGATGGCGAACTACTGGAAATCAGCGTCGTGTATCGTGGGGCCGACCCTCGGGCCGCTTTCACCGCAATCAACAGTCGCAACAACAAGAATGGAGACACCATGAACCCGGAACTCCTGAAGAAACTGGCGCGTACCATCGCCCAGTTCAAACTCACCCCGGACGAGGCGGAACAGCTCACCGATTCCATCGGTGACATCATGCAGTCCGCTCTCGATGACATCACCGCTGCCATCACCAACCAGAAGGAAGGCGAGGGCGAGGGCGAGGGCACCCCGGAACCGGAGGAACCCGTGCAGACTTCCAACGGTCGCCAGACCATCATCATCAACAAAGCCAACCACGCCGCCCACCAGTCGGGTACCGTGAAGTTCTCCCACGACCGTAAGACGTGGATTGACTCCGACGACGCCATGATCGCGTTCGAGCGTGCCCTGATCGACACCGATAACAAGGGTGTCGAAGCGTTCCACCGTGAGTGGGCTGACACCGTGAACCGTAACATGTCGGACACCGCATCGTTCGGCGTTGACACCACCAACGTGGACAAGTTCATCCCGACTGCGGCAATCACCACAATCGCGGACGCGCTGAACACGCGCGGTTCCGGCCTGTGGAATCTGCTGCGTAAGACCGGCATGGATCGTCTCACCATCGGTGGCAACATCGCCGGTCTGACTGACCAGACCCGTGCTCACGGCTACCCTGTGGCCTCCTACGGCACGAAGAAGAAGGAACAGGTGATTTCGTTCGTGAAGCGTGAGCTTCAGGCCGACTACACCTACAAGTACATCACGCTGAACAAGGGCGATATCCGTCGCACCCAGCGTCCGGGCGCTCTGCTCCGCTACGTGTTGCAGGAACTCCCGAACTACATCGTCCAGACCATCGAACGTCAGATCACTCTTGGTGGGTACACGGACATGGCGCATTTCCGTTCGGTTGTGACTGACGCGGCAGACAAGTCGTCCGAGTGGAAGGGCAACCGTTTCGCGCGCTCCTACACCATGACAGATGACACTCCGCTGATGGACTTCGTGCGCGCCTCCCACATGGTTCGCGCTCAGGGCAACAAGGTGCTGCTGTGCAACGCTGACACCGTGGCCGACCTGCTGATGTCCGCAAACGCTAACGGGAATGCGTACATTGCTCTCGGCGGTGACGATACTCTGGCCCGCGCCCTCGGCGTTAACCAGATCATTACCCCTGAATGGTGGACGGACACGGACGACACCACCACTATGGGCGTCATCATGTCCGCGTCTCACTACGCGGTGGTTGGCGATACCTCCATCGAGGCTTTCACCAACTTTGCGCTGTCCACTAACACCAACGAGTACCTTCAGGAGATTTACGCTGGTGGCGGTCTGGACGCGGAGAAGTCCGCCGTGGTCATCAAGCCGAAGGGTGAATGAGGTGATCTGCTATGACGATTAAACAGGTTCGATTCGTTAAGGCGGACTCTCGTAACCCGGTTCAGGACATCGCCGAACTAGCGGTGTTCGACGCTTCGGGTAATCCCGTTGACCCTCCGACCTCCCTTGCCGATAACAGCGTGACGACCGCGAAACTGGCTAACAATGCTGTCACTTCCGTTAAGATTCAGGATGGCAGTATTACCGGCTCTGACCTTGCCGACAATACCGTAACCGCAGGCAAAATCGCGAGCGGCGTTCTGCCGACCAACGCGACCAAGGAAAAGGCCGGTCTGGTCAAGCAGGCCGCGCACGTTAAAGACCCGGCTGGCGAAACTCCGACTAAAGCCGAGTTTATCGCGCTCCGTAACGCCTTGGTCGCAGCCGGGCAGATGGCGTCCGCCTGACACGCTACCCTAAACAGTAGCGGGACTGCACCGCAAAGGCCCTATCTCCTACAATGGGAGGTAGGGCCTAACTCATTTTCGGAAGGAGCGATCATGGACATCGACGCAAGCGTAATCGATCAAGTGGGAGAGACAATCTACGCGCGATGGAAGGACGCCGCGCTCGCAGACCTCGCCAACATCATATGCCAAAAAGACCTGTTCCCGATTACGGATGATCACGTGGGAATTGTCGTAGGAGATGGCCGCCACGTAGCCCTATTGGCGTGGTATTCGGAAGTAACCAACGTGCAGACCACCGACGGTGTGAAGCTCGATTTTCGCGTGAACTACGATATGGGCGACGGGTGGACGCCCGAAACCAAATACGCCAACTGTCTGACAATCGCGCAACGTCTTAATGTCGGCACGGCAATAACCGTGACCGGAACGCACGGGTTCGCCAAGCTCCCAGCCCCATTATCTTCAGTATTGGCGGCTGTTATAGAGGCAGACCAGAACGTTCTTGAACAGACAGACCGCATCACGTCGAAGAGCATCGAGGATGTGAGCGTAAGCTACGCAACAATTAACGAGACGGCTATGGAACGCGCGTTGACCCCGTACCAGTCGCTTATCAACCAGTGGAGCCTATGCCGGAACGGAGTCCAGACTGGCGGCATTCTCTCCATGCCTCGCAAGCATCATCAATTACCGTGGTGGCTCAACGCTCAGGATTACATGGGGGGTGACTACGCTTATGGCAACGCTCTGTGACCCGTTCCGACTGTTCCCGAACCAAGTCCAGACAGCGACGCTTTGGCGGTACACGGCTCCCGGTCTGCCTAACGAAAAACTGGCCGACTTGCAGGTGATTGTGAAGCATTCAACACAGTCCGACCAGCCGACCGAATACGGTTCGCGTATCAGCAGTCGACGATTCCATATTCAAACGGACACGGTTCCCGAGAACTTGCGGGAAAACATGGAACTATGGCCCGATCTCATGGTGGAATTGTCCGATGGCAGAGTGTACCAAGTCACGCAAGCCAGTCGCGGCGATGATATGGACATGGGGGAGACTCGGTTCATCACCGTGTACGGGAACCCGTATGGAAGGGACAGCATATGAGTTACCGATTACAGTTGTCCGCCGATTGGGCGCGGAAGCTCTCCACCCAACAGTTGAACGAGGGCGGAGTGAAGATGATGACAGACATCCTCAAGATGGCACGTCAGAACGCTCCAGTACTCACCGGAGCTTTGCGTAACAGCGGACGTTTCCAGCAACTTTCCACCGTAAAGTGGCGTATCACGTTCGGCAATAGTCGCGTGCCTTACGCTCGTATCCGCGAATACACGAACCGGTTGCACCCGAACACGGTACGCTACCTCCAGCGGGCTAGGAACACTGCCGCTAGCCGTGCTAAATCATATTTCAACCTAGGATAGGAGCACCATCATGATTGATCTGGCCATGTGCATGACCCTCCAGAACGAGGGTTTCGGCACTTACGGAAAGACATTGTTCTTCGGCACTAGCCCAGTATTGGACACGGGTAGCGTTACGAACGCCGAGGGCATCTGGGTCAACGCGAACACGGTTGACATCAACGGCGATCTGTACACCGATCAGCTCACTATCAGCAGCCGCTATTTCGACGTGATCGAACAAGGCCGTCTGATGCTCCGGCTCCTGCACTTCGTCAACAATCGTCTGCATGAGTATTGCCGACTGACATGCAACCCCATAGCTGATATAGACTTTGTATCAATCCGCGTGCATCCGGCGACCGCCATCGACATGGACGCCATCGACGGGGAAGGACGCTGGGTGAAAAGCATCCGGTTCAACGTGGATTACAAACTCGACCCGGCAACGGTAGAATAGTAACCGTCCATTAGTCGCGCGTGTGCAGTCCCGCCCGACGAAAGGACATTACAATGGCCTCTTACCCCCTGATTGGCAAAAAGACCGTCTACATCGACGACCTCGTAATCGGCCCCGACTACGTGCAAGACGAAGTCGGCAACATCACCCTGACTCCCGGCACTACCGAGGTTGCTTCGCAGTCCGGCACCATCAACGTGCCGAACGGTTCATACGAGGAAATGAGTTTCGAGCTGAACATTATCTGTCCGAGCGTCCGCTACCTCGGCATGCTGTTCCCCGAGCTGTATCACAACGCAAAATTCAAGCGCGTTATCTCCGGTTCGCTGTCCGAGACGGGTCAGGTGCGTTTCGGCGGCAACGAATGCGTTTCCAACACTCCGCGTGACATCATCATCCATAACGTGTGTGATGGCCATTCGTCAGCGCAGGACTTCCGTATCCCGCAGTCGCTAATCAGCGCGGGCGGCGAGTTCACCGTGAGCCTGTCCGACCCGTTCGTTGTCAAACTGTCCGGTTCGATGACCCCCGGCGCGAACGGTGCCGTCGTTATGGGCGAACTTGATCTGGATACCCCGTCGTACTACGACGAAGATTCCGGCACCATCAAGACGGAGAACGTTCAAGTCACCGCGCTTACCGCGTCCCCGGCGAACATCTCGGGCAAGATCGGCGATCATGTAACTGTGAATGTGGTGGCGTCTCCGAATGGTGCGACTGGTACCATCACCGCCACCGTAGCTGAAACCGCTAAGGCTTCCGCTACTGACAACGGGGACGGAACTTGGGACATTCAGTTGAAGCAGGCCGGTGCTGGTACCGTCACGTTCAAGAGCGGCAGCGTCCAGACCGTGGTTAACTTTAGTGTCGCCGGTTAGTTAGCATAAGTAACGCCCGCCACCGTAGCTGGCACGGTCGGGTGGTGGGCGCGAGATAGAGAAGTTTCCGAAGGGGAATAATCCCATAATATCACACGAATGGAGCAACAATGACTACCCCTGTTTTGAGCATCGACACCCGAGAAGCGTTCCGCACCCTCACCGTGAAAATCGACGGCACCGTGTACACCATGCGACCGCTCGGCTCTAAGGACATGCTCACGATCTTGGATAATGCGGAGACTATCGATAAACTGAGCGCTGGCGTGGCGAACCGTGAGACTTTGGAAACCGCTGAAAAGATTATCTTCCCGTTGGTCGAATCGCTTATGAGTCCCGCCGATAAATTCTCCGAATGGGCTGAACAGACCCGTAAACGTAGCGACCTTGCCTATCAGCGTGCCATGACAGCGTTGTGCGGGCTAATGGCGAAGAACATCACCGTTGACATCAAGGGCGAATAATGAAGTCGTGGGATAGCATGCTCACCCCCGCCGAGCGGGAAGCGATGAAAAACTACAAACACAAGGAGGCGGCCCACAAGCCGCTTCCGTCCGTTCGTATCCTCGCCGAACTTGGTGACTTGTATGGGTGGCAGGCTATCCGCGACGTACTGGAAAACAACGTGGCCCCCGACTTGATGATGAAACTCATAAAAGAGGGACGCCGCGTTCAACGCTTGAAGCTGGCCGACCAATATCGCATGACGTTCGAGTGTTTAGCCGCCGCGTTCTCGAAGCACGGCGACAGGAAGATAACCAGCATCATCAATAATCTTGGGAAGGACTTGTGATGGCCGACGGGACACTGACCCTAGACGCCGAGATTAATACCAGCGATTGGAACGCTGGCGTTAAGGACATTGAATCGGGTAGTCGTCAGATCGAAAATTCTGCACGGCAGGCTGATGAATCGTTGGGTAACGTTGACAAGTCTGCTAGCAAATCTTCCAGCGGGTTCGGTAAGTTCGGTGCCGCCGCCGGTGCCGTTGGCGGGCTAGTATCCTCGGGTATCGGTATGGCTGTGGACGCCATCGGTGATCTTACCGGAGACATTATCGAAGCCTCCGACTCTGCGGACAAGTTCAAAAGCACGCTGAACTTCGCCGGACTGGATACGGGTACGATTGACGCGCTCACCGCCAGCACTCAGACTTACGCCGACCAGACCGTGTACAGTATCAGCGATATCCGTAACGTAACAGCTCAACTTGCCGCGAACGGCGTACAGGGCTTCGACAAACTAGCCGAGGCGGCTGGCAATTTGAACGCTGTTGCCGGTGGTAACGCGGAAACTTTTAGCTCGGTGGGTATGGTGCTTACGCAGACCGCTGGCGCTGGCAAGCTCACCACGGAAAATTGGAACCAGCTAGCCGATGCCATTCCCGGTGCATCCGGCAAACTTCAAGAGGCGATGCTGAAGAACGGCGCTTACACTGGGAATTTCCGCGACGCGATGGAGAAGGGCGAGATCAGCGCCGATGAATTCAACCAAGCCATAATGGACTTGGGTATGACCGACGCCGCGAAAGAAGCCGCTACCAGCACCAGCACTATCGAAGGCGCGATGGGTAATCTGGAAGCGTCTGTAGTCGGCGTGGGCACGACGATTCTTGACCAGTTCAAAGGCCCGTTGACCTCCGGCATCAGCATGTTGGCGCAAGGCATTAGTGGTCTTAGCGGTGTGTTTACCGGACTGGTACAGACTATAGGTCCGATTCTCTCGCAGATTGGCACAACGTTCCAAACAGCGTTCCAACAGGTTGTGGAAATCGTACAATCTCAGTTGCTTCCGGCTCTTCAGCCGCTTATGAGTGCTTTGCAGAATCTCGGCAGCACAATCATGCCTATTATCATGACTGCAATCCAGACCATCGCACCAGTGTTGACTACCGTAGTGAGCAACATCGTACAAACTATGAGTGTTATCGCGACTGCTGTAACGCCGGTGATTAATAACGTTGCTGCGTTGATTCAGGCGGTGCTTCCGGTGATTCAGTCAGTGTTTCAATCGTGGGGTTCCGAGATTCAGGGTGTCATTAACGCGGTTTTCCCATTCATCCAGACGGTTGTCACATCCGTTATGAACGTTATCAACGCGATAATCACCACCGTATTGGCTGCGATTAACGGCGACTGGTCTGGAGTATGGGAAGGAATTCAGAATATCGTTTCCAACGTTTGGGACGGTATCCAGAATATCGTTTCTGGTGCCATTAATGCAGTGTCGGGCGTTATCTCAAGCGTGCTGAACGGTATTAGCGGTATTTTCAGCAGTGTGTGGAATGGCATCAAGGGAGCAGTAAGCAGCGCATGGAGTGGCATCACCAGTGCGGTCAGCAGTGGCGTAAGCTCTATGATGGGTTTCATCACTAGTATCCCGAGCCGTATCATGAGCGTGTTCAGCGGAGCCGGATCATGGTTGCTGAGTGCAGGCCAGAACATTATTCAGGGTCTGATTAACGGCATTACGAACTCCATCGGCGGAGCCATCTCAGCAGTCAAAGACGCTGTTGGCGGTATCATTGACGGTGCCAAGAGCCTGCTGGGTATCGCGTCCCCGTCCAAGGTATTCGACCGTGAGATCGGTCGGATGATTCCGGCTGGTCTTGGCCGTGGCGTATCGGAGAACGAGCGTGCGGCCACTCGCCCGGTGGAAGAAATGGTGAATTCTCTTCTGCCGTCGTCCATCGTGACTCCCATGCCGGTAGTGTCTAGCCCGGTGAACATGAACGCGAATAGTGGCCCGCGTGTGAACGCGCCTATCACGGTGAACGCGCTTGACCCGAACGCGGCCGCTCAAGAGACTGTGAGGGTGATTAATTTCCATTACGTGTGACAAGCCGCGCGGGTAGACTGATGGTATGGCTATCTTTACCCTTGACCCGCGCGACATTCGTCTGACCCTGAACGGGTTCCCCTTGTACGGAATCGACTCATACGGGTGTGAGTGGCACGTAACGTTTCAGAACGTTTCTGGATTGTTCGACGGTGTTGGTTCGACCTTGCAGGCCAAAGATAAAGCGTGGTCGGATGGCTGGTTTAGCAATATTCCAGTAGCTCAGGGTCGCTCGATCAGTGTCGAGGGTCATATCATCGGCAAATGTACGGAAAACTGCATCAACGCTTGGGATGCGTTCAAACGTTCGTTTAATATCACCAGTCAGTCGCTTGTCGTGGAGCTGGGGAATATCAGCCGTCAGGTGCAGGTCATGCAATCGTCTTCCGCTCCATTGGTGGAGTGGGCTGGCGTCAACATTCTCAAATTCAGTATCGGATTAACTGCTTTGGACTCGTATCTTTACGATACGCAGTCAGTGAGCGGAAAAACCGGGTTGCCGAACACTCAGGGCGGTATGACGTTCCCCTATCATTTCGAGGACATCGACACTGGCACGGGGTCAACGTGGGTGTGGTCTGAAACAACCGTGTCGGGTAGCGTGCGGCTCACGAACACGGGTAGTGCTCCGAGTCCGGTGACGATTAGTATCGATGGGCCTGTGGTCAATCCGCAGGTTGAGCATAGTCCGAGCGGACATATCATGGCGTTCGATATCAGTTTGGGTGAGGGCCATTACATCCTTATCAACGGTGCCACTCATGAAATCCTTATCGATGGCACCGACCCGGCACGCGGCAGTGTGACCCGACGTGAATGGAGTTACGCGGAGATCGGGGAGAATATCTGGATGTTTAGCGCCGAGGAACCATCGGATAACGCGCGGATGACGGTCACGTTCAACCCGGCTTACATCTAAGGAGGTGCCGGATGCCTTTTATCTCTAACCGATTGCCGCAGTCGCACGTCTTGCACTCTGACACGGCGCGTGTATTGTGGCAGCGTTCCGGCTTACAGTTCGTCGCCGTCACATTGAACGACGGCACGGTGATAGCCGAACTCCCCGACCTCCAACTAACCCACCTGACGTACCGTTTCGAGGAAACTACCAGCGAAACAGCCACGCTCCCGTGGCGCAACGCACCACGAAACTGGGATGAAGCCACCACACCGTATCAGGTCGCCATCTTGCTGGTACGTGAATCTACCGTGTTGTGGGGCGGTATCGTGGTCAAACGCGAGCGTGCAATGCGCGGAGACGGATTGACTCTGACACTGGCAACCGTCGAACACTACCTCGATAACGTCTATGTGCAGGATCACACGTACACGAATCGTGACCAGTGCGAGATTGTGAAAGATCTCGTAACCACCATGCTTAAAAAACACCGTTTCAATCTCGTTGTCGAAGCGTCCCCGAGTAAGATCAAACGCGACCGCACGTATGAAGCCGAAAGCGACAAGACACTGCTAAGCGTATTGCAGGAACTTGCCAACGTGTTGAACGGGCCTGAATGGTGTACCTCGTGGAGAGCCATCAACGACGGTCATTATGAACCTGTGATGACGGTCGCCGACCATATCGGCTCCACCACGCCAAGCACGACGTTCGACGAAAGCGTCATGACCACGTTCACTTTGCTGGAGGATTACACGAACGGGTACGGAGCTAACGCGGTTATGGCGGTGAGTACTGCGGACGCGGGCGACCGTCCGCAGTCCGATTGGATGATCGCAGACCAACCCCACCGGCCCATGATCGAATACGTGTTCCAACCTTCCACCAGCATCACGAACAAAGAGACACTGAACGAACACGCAAAATCATCGCTGTTGCAGATGCAGAACGGTACCCAGACCATCACTATGGGCTTGAGTCTGCTATCCGCTCCGATGGTGTACGAAGAATGGAAACCGGGCGACCTCATATCGTGGACAGTGGAAGAAGACGCCGATCATTTCCCCGACCATAATCACGGTACCGCTCGCATCATCGGCTATGAGATTGATTTCAGTCAGGCGTGGACTATCACGCCTACATTGCAGCAGGAGGACATTAATGCCGAGTAAATTCAAGTTCAGTCTAGATAACGCTGACGCGACCGCCCGCCAGTTCTCGGACATTAAACGCCAGTTGCAGGAACTGCCGCCGAGCATCGTCAACAGCGTTAAACCTATGGTCGATCAGATCACGAAAATGTATGAGGAAGTGCAGACGCTGACCAACAATCTTGATAAGCGTGTGCAGGAAAGCATCACTCGCAACAGCTATACCCGTGCCGAGATTGACGTTAAAACTCAGACGTGGAACTGGGGTGTATTGGCTCCCAATCGTGGTGGTACTGGTATCGCCAACGCTTATAACAATGTGTTTGCGTCAGGCTCTTGGCGCGCGGTGTGGGTGTTGTCTGACGGTACTATGGGCACGGCTCAGTCGATTCGTGCAGTGAAGACCGATATCGTGGACGCGGACGACTACATTCCCGTTGCCGCTCTCCGCAAGGTGAAGTGGTGCATATATCGGATGAAGGATGATAAGAACCTGAATCTTGATGACGCGCAGCCGTTGGTCGGCCTGATCGCCGACGATCTGGATGAAAACGGATTGGGGTTCTTCTGCGAATACGATGAAGACGGCACGCTGGTAGGTATCAACTATCCCATGCTTGGTGTGGCGGCGCTCCGACTCGCTCAACAGGTAGCGGATGAATTGGACGCGCTCAAAGCTAAGGTTGATGCTCTATCCACTGACAAAGATAAAATGGTCGTAGACGATTCGGAGGAATGATTATGGCTATCATCATGCACCCGCTTACCGCGAAAAACGGTTCCCCGGAGTATACGGCGGACGATTACAGGCACGCCATCAATCCTCTATTAGTACCGTCCGATGGTACCGCGTTCGACGGTTTGTCTGGCATCCGTTACGGTTCCCCGAGTCCTCTGGTCACGGTGAGCGGACTGACTGCTACGGTCAAGGCTCATTGCGGTACCATCAGCCCGTGGGAGGGGCTCGGCGCGTACACTTACGCCATTACTACCAATACAACGGTGCAACTGGCGGACTCCACCAACAATTACAAGATCGCGGTTACAGTGGAAGACCCGTCGCAGTCGCACGGTACGACTCCGCGCGGCCAGCTCAAGGTGTTTACTGCGGGTACGCCTGACTCGAATATCAACGGACTTGTGATTGCCGAGGTGAACGCCGGTGTCGTGTCTGATGTGGCTCCGATGATTCGTAACAGCGCTATCCTGATGGCGCGTAATCTCGAACAGCTTAACACCATTGACGCGGTGGACGGGCAGGAGGCTGTGACAATCACCGATAATGCCCATTATGTTAGAAACGGTGGAATGTGGGCTTCTTCACAGTTATTTGACTCGTCGGACACGTTCAAAGCCGTCGGATACTTGAATTCTAACAACTGGCTTGAATTTACGTTCTCGTCCCGCGTCACATCGTTCGGAAGCACTCAAAACGTGGAATTGGCGAAGTTAGGAAACATAAACTGCTGCCATATCCTGCACGGTGGATGGTATATGCTTAGCGCATTCCTTAACGTCAAGTATGATCATACAGACGCTCCTACGGTGTGGTTTCGACGGTACTCCGGAAACAAGTGGACCAAGTATATCGACACTCATGTTTCGTTTTCAAAGGGTGACTGGAACGGATATACGTCATTCGGCATTCCGACCGTGGTTTACAATATCCCGGATAATACTGTTATCTCGTTGGGTATAGGGGATAATTTCGTTTCGGCTGTCGGCAGTTTTACGGAGTTCACCGTAACTAGGATTAACCGGAACCTGTAATCTCGTTATAGCGGCATACCGCCCTATGCTCGCACTTCGATATTCTCCGGAATCGGAACGACGAAGCTCACCAATGGGCGGAACACGTCAATGGGTGTCATATACGGGCCTACTGAAATTGTGCCGTGGTAGTTACCATCCAAAGTTAATTCACATCTCTCAATTGCCGTCTTTACATGATAAACGACATCATCCCATGGTTCACTGTTCATGATAATGGATATCATCTCAAGGTCTATGATGAAATCATGATGGAAATTCTCACGGCAATCATCGGCGTAGGCGGCGTAGCACTCGGAGGACTCATAACATGGCTAGCCAACCGTAGATCAGACTTGACCAGCGCATATCAAGCTTTAGTGTCCGCGCAAGGGGATATGAAACGGCAGATCGACGCGCAAGACCAGAAAATAAACGCGCTGATAAAACATCGTGATGTGTTGCAATACACGATCGATCTTGAGACTGGCTATATTCGCGCGTTGGGGCATTGGCTGTCCAAGTTCTGCGAGATTATCGAACCTGAATTTTTGGAGAATCATCCTAAACCGTCGTTGCCTGATGATCTACGCGACCGTATTGCATCGCTTGAAGACTTAGCAGGCGAAAACTAACTGTCACTTGATAGTGTACGAAAACGCGGCAGTACTCCATGCCCCGACGTTGTACGTGGTAGCAGAATGCCTCACATACAACTGTGTAGAATCTAACTGAAAACAGGAAAGATTGACTAGTAAATATACGTTATCCCACCCAAACAAGGATTCGCCGAACCTGCCCCGCCCTGATTAGACAACGAAACAGTCCCATCTTCGGCAACAGATAACATTTTCGTAATGGAACCTCCGTTCTGGACAACCACTGAAGTGTTTAACCTTCTTTTGGAACGCATTTATCTGGAACCTTGAACGGAGCATTTATACTATCCCACGAGCCTGAGCCAGTTTTCGCGCCATTGCATTCGACGCGGACAATACGCGCCAAATAATTGATAAACAAATCCCAATTAGTCCAATGCTGATAGTAATACGAGGCAACCCACTGGCCCTCAGCACATACATAATGGGCATTATCGGCCATAATAATATCGATTCGTTCGATGATAAGATGATCTTATGAGACGTTTCAAACGGTGGCTGATCCTTGTCTTGATGTTCGCCGTCGTCTCGTTGATAGTCCACGTTCTGATGACGGCCTACGCTGTTTTATGCATGGCGTGGCTGTTCTTCTACGCAATCACAATCTATAGGAGGAATTTCGATGGCTTTGAACGGTATCGACATTAGTAATTGGCAGGCTGATATCGACTTGTCTGCCGTACCGTGTGATTTCGTCATCAGCAAGGCGACGGAGGGATGCTGGTACGTTTCAGAGGATTGCGCTCGGCAGGTGGAACAGGCGTTGAGTCTGGGAAAGTGCGTGGGCGTATACCATTACGCCAACGGTGGTAACGCCGTCTCCGAAGCTGACTTTTTTGTGAACAATTGCGCGAATTGGGTTGGCAAGGTCGTATGGTGCTTGGACTGGGAGCAACAGGGTAACGGACTGGCCGGGTCTGGCGCGTCTGCACAACAGTGGATTAGGTCGTTCTGTGACCGCGTGTACGAGCGTACAGGCTCCCAGCCTATCGTCTACGTGGGAGCGTCCATGCTTAACGATGCTCAGAATATTGGTGATCGTGGATTGTGGGTAGCTCAGTACGCGAATATGGACGCTACGGGGTATCAGGATACGCCATGGAACGAGGGCGCGTATGCGTGCGCTATCCGCCAGTATTCGGGCAATGGTCGTCTGCCCGGATATTCAGGCAGTCTTGACCTTGACAAGTTCTATGGCGATGTGAACGCTTGGAATGCGTATAAGGCGGGTCATTCGAGTGTGACCAACGTGCCGACCCCTTCCGCTCCTGCTCCGTCTACTCCCGCGTCTGACACGTACACTGTGCGCTCTGGTGACACGCTGAGTGGTATCGCGTCGATGTATGGGACTAGCTGGCAGGTGCTGGCGCAGATTAATAATCTGTCTGACCCGAATCTGATTTATCCGGGTCAGGTGCTGAATATCAATGGCACTGCCAATACGGTTCAGCCCGGTAGCGGCACGTATACGGTGCAGTCGGGGGACACGCTGAGCGGTATCGCCGCCAAATACG